GTTCGTCAGGAAACAGTTCGCTGGTTCCGCGAAGGTATGTCGAACCGCCTGAACGACATGGAGAAGTCAGCCATCGTCGTAATCATGCAGCGAGTGCATGAGGCTGACGTTTCCGGTACGATTATCGACAGCGCTCAGGATTACGAGCACCTGATGATCCCGATGGAATGGGACGGGCGGCGATATCATACATCAATAGGCTGGACGGATCCGCGTGATGAGGACGGCGAGCTGGCTTGGCCAGAGCGTTTCTCTCCAAAGGTCACGGCGGCGCTCAAAGACTTGCTCGGGCCTTATGGCTATGCAGGACAGTATCAGCAGGCTCCGACACCTCGCGGCGGCGGTATCTTCCAGCGAGAATGGTGGCAGCTCTGGGGAAACCCTAACGATCCGCACGACCCGCAGTTCAAGAAGTTCCCGCCATGTGAATATGTGGTCGCATCGCTCGACACAGCTTACACCGAAAAGACGGAGAACGATTACTCAGCCCTCACAATATGGGGCTGCTTCAACGATCGATACGGGATGCCCAAGGCAATCTTGATGAACGCCTGGCGAGATCGCCTCGCAATCCATGAGCTTGTTGAGCGCACATCGCTTACATGCCGACGGTTCAAGGTTGACAGGCTTCTGATCGAAAATAAGGCATCGGGGATTTCGGTCTCACAAGAGCTTCGCAGGCTTCATGCGGCCGAAGGCTATGGCGTACAACTCGTTGACCCTAAGGGCGGCGACAAGACTGCCAGAGCCTATGCCATCCAGCATTTGTTCTCGGCCGAGATGATCTACGCGCCTGATCGCGATTGGGCCGACATGGTCATGACGGAAATGGCTTCATTTCCTCGCGCTCCTCACGATGATTTGGTCGACAGCGTCATACAGGGTCTGAAGCATCTTCGCGATGCTGGCTTGCTCATCCACGGATCGGAAATGGCCGCTGAGATGGAGGGCGATCTGATGGGGCCGGTGAACAGCAAACCTCTTTATCCAGTCTAACCAAGGAAATTCTGATGGCCATGCCACACCTTGATTATAGGTTCACCCCACGCATTCCTGCGCCGCCAAAGGAGCCTCAATTGGCAACGATCTCTGAAAGCATCATCGCGGCAGCGCATGAAGGCATTGAGGCGCAGCCGTCAGTCTCGGACATCGAGAAGGCGGCTCGGGCTATGGTGGTGCGCATGGGCTTTGATCCGGACGCTGGAGCGTTCCATGGCGCTTTGATGTCGGCCGGTGCTGGTCTTTCGATCATGCCGAATGCCTCACAAATCAGACCTTTGTGGACCTTCTTCACCCAAGAAGCCGAAGCGGCTCTGAGCGCAGTCCATAAATAATGCTCGTCCCGTTCGTCCGCCGCTTCACCTACCGCGAGATAGAGCCGGGCAAGTGGGGTGCGTTCATCGGTTTCCAGTGTGTCGCAACCGCTGGGACGGAAGAAGCCGTGCGCTCCCTCGTATCCGAGAGACATAGGTAATTAATGGCCCGCAAGAAGAGAGATCAGCCGGATGGCGCAGTCGCCATGCCGATGGGCCTACTTGCGCCCTCTGCTCTACGAGAAGCGCCACAGGATCAATCCCAGTCGTTCGGTGACGTGGATGTAGATATCGACGCTCAGGGTCCAGTAGACGGAGTTACGATCGATCCTGAGACCGGCGCTGCGATCATCGAGACGGATGACGGGGGTGTTGTCGTCGACTTCGAGCCGCCGATGGACGAGAACAAGGCGGCTGGTGCCAAAGATCACAACGCCAACCTTGCCGAATATATCGATGACAGCGAGCTATCTCGCATATCGGAAGAATTGCTCCTCGGTATCCAGCAGGACGAACAGTCTCGCACCGATTGGCTTGAGACCAGAGCGCAGGGAATTCGCTTGCTCGGGCTCAAGATGGAGAACCCGAAGAGCAGCATTGATTCGTCCGCTGCCCTGGATGGCATGTCCACGGTTCGCCACCCGCTATTGCTTGAAGCCGTCCTTCGGTTCCAGGCGAATGCCCGCGGCGAATTGCTGCCGGCGTCCGGCCCGATCAAGGTTTCGGACAAGATCAAGGAAGACGGCGTCAACGATGAGTTGGCCGAGGCCCTTGAGGGAGACCTGAATTATTACCTGACGACCACGGCGACGGAATACTATCCCGACACCGACCGGCTGCTGTTCTACGTCGGCTTTGGTGGTTGCGGCTTTAAAAAGGTCTACAACTGCCCGATCCGCCAGCGCCCGGTTTCGGAATCGGTGGATGCGAAAGACCTGATCGTCTCGGATGCCTCGACCGATCTGCGCAACAGCCGTCGTGTCACCCACCAGATCATGATGAAGCCCTCGACGCTTCGTCGCATGCAGTTGGCCGGTGCCTATCGGAATATCGCGCTTGGTGTGGCAAACCCCTCGATGCCGAACGCGGTTGACCAAGAGATCGCCAACACCCAAGGCATTGATCCGCAGATCGCCATGCAGGAAGCTGATCGGGATCACACGATCTACGAATGCTATTGCGAGTTGGATATCCGAGGCTTTGAGGACAAGGACGGAAAAGGACCGACCGGTCTTGCTCTTCCCTACCGTGTTGTCATGGACAAGGACAGCCGGCGTGTTCTGGAAGTCCGTCGCAACTGGCGCGAGGAAGACGACAGCAAGCTCGCCAAGATCTGCTTCGTCAAATACTCCTACGTGCCCGGCCTTGGCTTTTATGACATCGGGCTTGTCCATATCCTCGGCAATACGACGAACGCTCTGACGGCGGCATGGCGTGAGCTGTTGGATGCCGGCATGTTCGCCAACTTCCCGGGTTTTATCTATTCCAAGATCGCCGGCCGGCAGAACACCAATGAATTCCGTGTTCCCCCTGGTGGCGGCGTTGGCCTCGATACGAACGGTCTGCCGCTTAACCAGATGGTCATGCCGCTGCCTTATAAGGACATCGGACCAGCCTTCGCGCAGTTCATCCAGAGCATCGCGGAGACGGGCCAGCGTGTCGGCGGTACAGCAGAAATCGGGATAGGCGAGGGCAAGCAAGACGCTCCGGTCGGCACGACGCTTGCTCTGCTCGAACAGGCCACCAAGATCGAGGGTGCCGTCCACAAGCGTCTCCACGCCGCACAGGCCGAAGAGTTCCAGCTCCTCAAAGAGTGCTTCCGCGAAAACCCTGAGTCCTTCATCCGTTCCGTCAAGGGAACCATGGATTGGGACGCGAACAAGTTTATCGCCGCCCTTGAGGACGCATCGATCGTCCCGGTTGCTGATCCGAACACGCCGACGCATATGCACCGCCTCATGAAGGCGCAGGGCCTCGTCCAGATCGATAAGGCATATCCTGATATGCTGAACTCTCAGGCTGTCGTGGAACGTGTCCTGACCATGATGGGGGTCGATGACGCGGAATCGCTGTTTGCCGCCCCACAGGCACAGCAACCCAATCCTCTCGCCATGGCGAAGATGGCCGAACTAAGCCTGAAGAGCAAAGACCAGCAGATGAAGTCTGCCAACCAGCAGCAGGAATTGGCGCTCAAGGCCAAGATCGCTGATCAGGACGCGGCCAAGGATCAGGCGGAAATCCAGGCGAAGCAGCAATTGGTCCAGCAGCAGTCTGCGGCAAGTGCCCAAGAGCTGCAGTCCAAGCAGCGCATTGCCGGTCTGAACTTCCTCGGCGATCTTGCCAAGCATGAGAGCGCGCTCAACGAAGTGCAGGACGCATCGAAATCCATGGGCGTTCTCGGCCCGCAACCGTAACAGGAGAGCATTATGGCTCACTCAATGCGCCGTGAGGCGGATCAATCCCGCGATGACAAGATGCGCTCCATGAAGATCACGACTGCGGATCTCGGCACAGACGAAGGCATCGGCCATGTCCTGCCGGCCAAGGACGGAACGCAGGGCGAGGCTTCTGGTGAACGAGCCAAGGGCTACAAGCGCGGCGGTCGTGTCGATGGCGGTTCGGTTGAAGGCAAGAAGGCCAAGGAGCGCATGGACCGCCCCGGCAAGTTCGCCAACGGCGGGAATGTCGGGAAGGCGAAGAAGAAGGGCGCGCAGACCACGGTCAATGTCATCGTCGCTTCTCCGAAGGGCGCTAGTGGCCCTCCAATGGCTCCTCCGATGGGACCGGGTGCCGGCGCTCCGCCTCCGCCCCCTATGCCGGCTCAAGCTGGTCCCGGCGCTCCAATGCCTCCGGGTCCGGGAATGCCGATGCGCAAGGATGGCGGACGCGTCTCCTATCCGAAGATGACGGCCGGCGCTGGTTCTGGCGAAGGCCGACTGGAGAAGATCAAGGAATACGGCGCCAAAGCCAAGCGCTGACCATATCGTGCGGTATTTTCCTGACTGGCCCCGCTCGCGGCTGGGACAAGGCTTTGTTCGTCCGTGAAGAGCGGCGCCGTTACCGCATGATGGATATTTTAGCGGCGTAAGCAGGCAAGCGAGTGCCCCTCCAATACTGGAAATCCAATGACCGCCACGCATCTGGACGTACGCCTGCTTGAGGCGGCGCGGAAACAGATCGGTGAACTGATCGAAAACAGATCGGACGCCCTTATCCAAGGCATCGCCACCGATTATGCAGACTATCGCTATCGAGCCGGCCAGATCAATGGCTTTCAGACATCCCTAGGCCTTCTTGCTGAAATCGTCCGCGAGATGGGCGATCAGCGTTCTTAACCAGGAGAACCCATGTCGAAGAATAAACCGCAGGCGACTGCGGAAGAAATCCGCGCGTCCATCGAGGACCTGTCGAAGTTCGAGGTGATGCACAATCAAATCCTCGTCGGCATCTACATTCGCCCCGAGAAGACATCTGGCGGCATCTTCCTCACGGAGAAGACGCTGGATGAAGACAGGTGGCAGGGCAAGGTCGGCCTCGTCCTCAAGGCCGGCCCCATGGCCTTCCAGAACGAAGGCAATACCGACTTTCACGGCCAGAGCGTCAACGAAGGCGATTGGGTGATCTACCGTGTCTCTGACGGCTTATCCATCGATGTGAACGGCGTCCACTGCCG